CCTTGACAACGATACACTCATTGTCAATATTGCGGTTCCGCCCGTCTGTCGAAACGAGCGGGTACATGGGGTCCGCCCACCATTTCTGGTACTGGGCATAGGACGTTAACTTATCGTGTAATGTCCGACCATCCATGGAAGAACCGGCAGAGAACTGAGGTAAAGATTTTTTAAATCCAGCCTCAGTATACCGTAGCAATCGACGCGTATGCATTTGTACGCTCGACAGCAACCACAAAGGATACCCTTGTGATCCGGTGATACGGCAGCAGCGGTTAACACTTTTAAATTTATCAACCGCATTCTTCTCTGCAACATCATTACCTACAGGAGAGAATCTGACAAGGAATCGTAGATATTGTAACACATCTGCTATTCCATAATCACTAATTGCAGGAATGAAGTTAGTGTTTGGCAGCTGGTCACCGCGGATAATAGCATCAGCATATTCATCTGCGAGAGCAATAGAGCCTAATAGCCCTTCTGATCTAATAACGCTCTGCAATACAGTGCGTAATCGGGGGGAATATGACGCTGCTAGTGCTGACCAACATGCAATGGCAATACGATACTGCAAGAGATTACGTTTGTAATACTTGTCAGTATTCTTAGAACATGAACTATCAATAGATAGTGCAATGTGCGCAAGGTCGAAACTATTTTCATAGTCCGACTGCATCCACAGGTCTTTGCCTATTTTGGAATTTTCCATAATAACTCTCTCCTTTCAATCATTCAAGTGCGAATGGCTTCACTGACCCACGTGACAACCTGTCGAGGGTTGGCTGGCTAGATGCAATTGCATGGCTAGCATTGAAGTCGATGAAGGCACCAGACAAACGCATAATCGCTGAAAGCAAATCAGCTCCAGTGACAAGCGCAGGGTTACCGTTTGTAGTACGAAGTACAAGATAAACGGCAACAGGGTCATCATTGACCTTACCTGACACACTATCAGTAGTCCTACAGATGTATTCATCTTTTATAACGAACTGATAGCCGCGTTTGGTTGTTGGATCATTAATAAGATACTTATTTAATGATGTGGACACTTCGTTCAGATCATTATATCGGTATGTAATAAACTCTTTGAGAGTTTTATCACTACCAGTTGTAATATTCTGAACAACACAAGTGTCATCTGAACTTTTCAAAACAGAAAAGTTCGTGTCAATTCTGAGTTCTGGAACTGACATACCGGTCATGGCCTGTGGCGTTACACTAGACCAAGGTGTTACGGTTGTTTTCGCCATGGTAATGGCCTCCTTTCTTAATCGCGATAAAGCGACACACTATCGGCTAATCTCATTAGCCATGTGTTTGTGCTAGTTGCCCTATGTAAATACATAGGCGGCACCAGCGGTTTGAAACCTGGAATGCGCATGTAGACGAAACCGCTATCGGTATTCCGTCTAATAGTACACCATATATTATATGGGTTTAGATTACATGCGGCATGCCAATTTTCGGCGAACTCAAGCATGTCACCGATATTGGTGAACCAATCAACGATGAAGGAATAAGGAATCAGATCCCAAGCATTTGATAAGCTCAGTTCGAATCCTAATCGCCTAATTGATTCATAGAGGTCCTTAGGTATCATTTCGCTTAATCGTAACCGGAATGATACAGTTAAGACCGTCGAGTCGTCAATGTTTATTGACGATTCGCATTTGATTGAACTGTTGACCAGTTCAGACAGCTCATTGCAGCGGCGAATGAATGTTGATAATTCATTTGCGTCAAGTTGATTGGTCTTATAGGAATACCTATAGGCCAACCACATATTAGATGGCTTAAGGGACTTAAGTCGATCCAATATAGCTCCAGGCTGCCTAGCAATCTTTATGAAGGATGAAATGTAATCACATGCCTCCATAATGTTGCCAATTAGGTTGACATCGGCTTGTGGAACCGAATTCGCAGCATTCAAGTAAGCACTTGAATATGCGTTAACCAACCATTGTGGGTACATTCCAGCCTCAACGTAAGTCAAATATGACTCACGGAGAGTATAGTAGTCAGGGTGTGCAACTTCATAGTGTGCACCCGTTCCAGCTGTATCCCACTCGAATTTGTACCGAAGTGTCCAGGCTAATGCCGTAGGCGACCATCTGTAATACTCGAGCGAGACGTGAAACCGCCTCTTCGGGTTTGTACCATTGGTAACGACATATCGCTCCAATGTAGATGATGCTGAGCGGACACCGTTATCGGTTATTATCCAGTTCCCATCATACACAGAACCCTTTTGGGTCCAGTATGCTTCAACTTTATGAACATCACCCCACTTATCAATATAAGTATGGGCGTCCATGGGTTGGATGGGAACACCAGAACCTTTATACCATTTAAGGGATCCCTTCATATGGTAGTATGGCCC